GCCTCCTCGAGATGCGCATCGACGATGAGCATCGGGTAGCCGTCCTTCTGCGTCTTAGCCACCTTGACCTTGAACGAAGCCACCCATTGGCCCTCCGGCGCGTCCGGCGGAATCTCACTCATGTTGCCCGTCTCGACCCGTGTAAATTGAATCTCACTCATTTTTTGGTCTCGTCTTTCGTTGTATTGATTCGTTCCTGCATCGCATCCCAAAGAGCACTGATGTCTCCCGGGAACACTTCAACATTCGGTAGATTGCGGCCCCCAGAGCCGAACACTCCAGAGTCGCTCGTGATGAACTCTCGCTTTCCTCTCTTATTCTCGAGAAAGATGACGTCTTCGAACTCCCCAGGAATTGAAAGCCGGAGTTTGCCGGGCAGCATAGGCACAATGCCCTCACCCTTCTTCGGCGCTTGCCCCTCAATCTGCCGCCCTTCGTCATTTATCCAATGACTATTTACTATCACATGACACGGGATTGTAAATAGTCTGTCCAAAACATTGTGAATGTGCCGCTGAAACTTGGGGATGTACTTCATCCCATTCGCCTCCCCGGACCGATTCGCAGCGGCATCAGCGGCCTCGAAGATTTGTTCAGCGCGCCGGCAATATTTGGTGATGGTATCCCACACCACTGTCTTGTACTTGCCGGCCTTTACTCCCTCACGCGCCGAGTGGATGCACTTTTCAATGTCTCTTAGATTGTCCCCCAAGCATAGGTCAAATTCGAAGTCATCCGTAAATTCGAGCACAGGCCTCAGTGAGGTGGGGCTGTCCGAATTTATCACGTAGACAGGCCCTGGCGCCGTGCTGATGACGGTGCACGTTTTCCCGGCTTTTGCGGTGCCAAGCACAAGGAGATTCAGGAAAGCGGTCGCTTCGACCTCAGACGAGGGGCGCGGCATCAATTGCTCCCAGACACCGGCGTCTTGGCTTTCAGCGGCTGCCGCAACGTGCGGAAATCGAGAATCTTCGCCGTCTTGGGAAACAACGACTGGAGCCGCTGCTTCCTCTCCTTCTCAAGTCGGCACCGTACTTCAACCATCTCGTAAATGATGCGGTCATTGCCCCACCACCACTTGACGTTCAAGTTCATGGTCCGCGCCACTTCACGCAACCGAAAATACCTTCTGATAAATTTAAACATTTTCTTGCCGTCCCGTCTTTGAGTTGTTGTCTCGTCCCGACAAGACTCACTGTACATCACCGATATGAACGCGCAAGGCCTTTTGGAAATAAATTCTTCCACACCTCATCCCACCCTAGAATCCGACCGGTCGGCGGCCTCTCACCACCACCAACACCCAAAAGTGCCTCTCTATACTTTATAAGTAATATAATATACCCCCCTCTATATAGAGTAGTAGTTATAGTTGTTATGTAGTTAAAAGAGCTATTTTATTAGCTTCAAATTCAAACCACCATCCGCGAGGCCAGTGGTTTGCTTGTTTTCGTACACCCGCTTACCGGTCGATAGCTGCCTCTTGGCCCATCCGAGCGATTGGATTATCCTCCCGACACGTGACTGGTCACCCCGAGTGACCGTGCTCGGGTCTTTGCCGACGGCACCTTGGAGCAGCTCCGTGGTCGTGACGGGCCCTGGCCGCCCCTCCAGCCACGTTTCGACCAGGGGGAGCCACGGGTCATCCACATTCTTCGAAGAGCGCATCTCGAGGGCCTGGGAGAGTGCAGCGGGGCTAAGCCAAAAATCCTCACCCGAACGCTCGAAAGCTTCTGCCCAAAGCTGGGTTCGGTCTCGCTCAATATCGTGCCAACGGACTTCTCCAACCTCAACGGGCAACCAGCGTCGGTTACCTGTAGAATCTTGTAGGTACTCCGAATCATTGGTCGTACCGATGAATACACACCGACGCGGAATGTCTTCGGGCTCCCGAGCGTACGGTCGCCTGTAGGAGTCTGTAGGTGATGCCACGAAAACCTTCATGGCATTGGCATCAGTCTTGCTCATCGAGCTCAACTCTCCGAGCTCAATGCACCACTTGCCACGCATCACAAGGAATGCGTCCTTATTACCTACCTCTAGGGGCGTGTCGCTAAAGTACTCCTTTCCAAAGAGAACCTTGACGCCGCGACTCTTTCCGGCGCCCTGCCGACCCTCGAGAATGACCACCTCATGGAGAGCAATGCCGGGAGTGAGCGCACGGTTGACGGCGCCGATGAGCAAATTTCGGCCGACTTCTCGGATGTAAAAAGAGTCCGGTGCCCCAAAATAGTCGATGAACAGCCGGTCAATCCGAAGGGCGCCGTCCCATCGAAGGCTCCGGAGCCAATCCACCAGGGGATTGAACGTGCACTTGTCCGCCACCAAATGCGCGGCATCCGCCACCATATTTTTGGTGATATCGACCTTATAGGTAGACGAAATCCAGTCGGCGGCGCGCAGCGTGTCGATGTCGCACCAAGGGCCAACATCGCCGCCACATGGCGGCAGCTTCAACTTGAAGATGCGCCCGCGGAATTCATCCCAGGCCAAAACGCCAGCCCATCGAGAGTCTAACTCCAGGATTATCCTTGTATTCTCCAGTGTTGGCCGGACGTTGTGCCCGCCTTTGCTTGTTGTCAATTTAGCGCGGATAAGCTGCACAACATTTTCGCCGCTCGGGGTGCTTGACATCATCACCAGACACTGTACACTCCTGATATGTCCAAGTCAATGACCGCTCAAACTGTCCGGACCAAAGGCCGGTTTGGTCGGCGGTTCACCATCCGTCTTTCCGACTCCGAGCTCGAAGGAGTCCACCGCGTCGCCGACAGAAAGGGTACGGCGGCGGGCGCCCTTATCCGACAGTGGATTCGAGATGCATTCAAAAAGACGTTCGGCGAGGACGTGGATTAATGGAAGGCTATTTAAAGCGTTATCGTCAAAGGTTGGAGGACCTCTCGGGTTCTCGGGCTGAGCGCGCCGAAATTCCCGCCATGATAAATAAAAGGCGGGCTGAGTTAAAATGGCTAGAAAAAGCAGGAAAACTCCCTGCCCTTTTACCGCTGCCCGGCGGCACCCAAATGACCAATATAAATGGAGATGTTCTACCGTGAAGTTCGTAGCATTCTTCCTGCTTTCATGTACCGCGTCACTGCCACCGGACCCACCCATCGCCGAAACCGTGAGCGCGCACTCTCCGTGCGAACCAAGTCTCTGCTACCCATCAGCCCCTCTTCCAGAATGGTGCACCAAATGAGCAAGATGCAAATCACTGCCTCGAAGACGGCGCTATTTTTGCAGTGCCCACGGCCATTCAGCTCGGACGTTGAACTCGAGGGAGATGAGCCTGGAGAAGCAGCTGTCTACGGGACACGGTTTCACAAGACAATGGCGATCAAACTGCTCACTACGCGCGGGGCCACCTACACCCTGGTGAATGAGGAATTGGAGCGGCACGTCCTCGCAGCGTATGATGAGCTCCAAGCGTGGATGCAGCCAGGTGGTAACCCCTGGGGACTTCAGTTCAAGGTCGTCGGCGTCGAAGTCAGCAAGGGCCTTCATCTCGAAGAGGAAGATGGGTACGAACACTACTTCAAAGCAGACCCGCGAGATGCAACGCTCATCGACGCGGATGGCGCACACACCTACGAGGGTGAGGGGCACATCTTCGGCACCGGCGATGTCATTCTTGAGGCCCGCGCACTGCCTCGAAAGGTCTGGCGCGCGGCGAATATGTACGGCAAACCAGAAGAAGCCGGTGAAGTCCCCGGCGATATTTTCCGCGTAGTGCTTGACCACAAGACTGGCCGCGACCATTTCAGCGAATACATCTACCCGAGCAAAATGCCCCAGATGCAGACACTCGCACTTCTGTTCGACGCTCACGCCGTTGCGATTCTTCATTCACCAGCAGATGGTCCAACCACCATTTATGCCGAGAACATCGACACCGGCCCGTTCAACGAAACATTCTTCCGCGCGCTCGACCTCGTAGATTCCGGATTCCTACGCCCCGGCCCCGAGTGCCGCTTCTGCCCGGCGCGCGTCTCCTGTCCGGCCAAGCAGGGAGAACTCATCGCGAGCACATCTGCGTTGGTCGCAAAAGCGGTCGGCGGCATCCAGGCGCGGGTTGAGCCCATCGAGCCCGGGCGATTTCACCAAATGCTCGGCGAGTTGGAGCGGCTTGCGAAGATGGCGCGCGCCGAGTTGCGCGAAGAGGTCCGAGCCGGGGCCCTCTACGAACGTCCCGACGGCAAGGTCCTCACGTTGGTCACGAAGGAAATCGAACGTTTGAGCAAGAAATCAATCCTCGAAGCATACGGCCAAAAAGAGGGTGAAAAGGTGCTCGAGAGGCTACGAATGGACGGAGCGCTTCAGATGGTTGAGCAAGAGGAGCTACGGGCAAAATGATGTACTGGCGAGCCAAAGTTGGCATGAGATTTCAACCGGGGCTCGGGGCTGTCATCAAGTTGGAGTGCGGTCACGAGTCACCAGAATGGACGACGGCAGTGAGTTCGGGCGCTTTCTACTGCGCCCGATGTGCCGAACGATTGATATTGTCGTCAGGGTGGCCCAATGCGCCCATCCTCAACGAAGTAGGTGCAAAATGAGCTGCAATTGGTACATAAAATGTCTCACCTGCGACGAAAAGATGCATTTCGATTCGTCGAATCATGCAGAAGAAGCGATGCATGAAATCATCGCCATGACCCAAGCCATTGCTCTGCCCCTCAACGGAGATTTTACACTGTCACACTACAGGGTAGGCGTTATCGATGTCGCATGGCTCAAAGAGCATGGGACCCACAAGCTTGTGCCCATCGACGAGTACGGACGTTTGGCCACCCAGTGCCACGAGCGTGTCGAATGCAGTGGGTGTGGGCGCTCGACAAATTGCGTTGGCGAGTTGGGGCATGATGGCGAACATCGAGCAAAATAAATACTTGACATTTATTTGGTCCAACCTAGATTGAGTTCAAATGGAAATATCACGCTGGGAGCCGGGTGCAGGTCTTGAATTTTCTCACGGGCCTCAATATGCCCTCACTCATGATTCTTACAGCCCTGCGATGGTCGCTGCGGCGCGCGCCATTCCCGGATGCGTCAAGCTTGACGGCAAGCGCATCGGCGGGGCAGCGGACGCTATCGAAGCCGCCGTCAAATTTCTAATCAAGGAGAAGGGCCTCAACGAGAGTGCTTTCGGGGGCATTGACCTAGCTGACGTCTATGAATTCTGCGCCTCAAACGCATTCGTCGAATTGGACAGCCGACTTCGCGACTACCAAAAGCAAGCCGTCTCTTTCTTGAAAAACGTGCGCCGAGGAATCCTCGCCGACGACATGGGCCTCGGCAAAACGGCCGTCGCAATCAGCGCGGCGAATTCCTTCGTCACGACCAAACGAACCCTCATCGTGTGCCCCTCCTACGTCCGCGGCGTCTGGTCCAATGACCATGACGGCGGAGAGCTTGCCAAGTGGAGGCTGGGCTCCGATGCGCATCCCTCGGACGAGGCAAACGTCTACCAGTGCAAAGGCGTCAAGGGGGTCAAAGAGGAGACTCTCCCTCTTTCTGCCTACGAAATCATCATCTGTCACTACGACATCCTTCACGCATGGGCAGAAACACTACAGAAGTGGTCTCCCGAAATCGTCATCTTCGATGAGTGCCACTACCTGATGAACCGGGAGACGCAGCGAACGAAAGCCGCCAAGAAGGTAAGCCAAAATGCTCTTTACGTTTGGGGCCTCAGTGGAACCCCCATGACTTCTCGGCCACGAGACCTTTGGGGAATCCTGGACACCATCACCCCTGGCCGCTTTGGAAGCAACTTCTTCCCGTTCGGCATCCGGTATTGTGGCGGCTACAAAGAGGCCGTCACCCCTGAGAAGACCGTCTGGAAGTTCGACTCCAAGAGCAATCTCCCAGAGCTCAATGCAAGACTCCAACACTTCATGCTCCGCCGGACGAAGAGCGACGTGGCGCTCGAGCTTCCGGCCAAGACCCGCCAGGTGATTCGTGTCGACGTCGGCTCCAAGCACAACGGGCAATCTTTCTCCGCGGACTCCCAGGGCGGCGCGCTTCGTGCGGCCCTCGCAGTTGCCGCCGACGCCAAGCTCAAAGACTCCGCGGTCCCCCTCATCGATGAGCATCTTCAAGCGGGCGCCAAGGTGGTGGTCTTCACCTACCGGCGGGCGGTCGCCGAATACGTCGCGTGCGAATGCGGCGGCATGCTTCTTCACGGAGGCATTTCTCAAGCGGCACGTACGAGAACGCTTCATGAAATCCGCAAAGAAGAGTCCAGCCTCTTGTGCGCAACCATCGACGCCGCTTCGACTGGAATCGACCTCTCTTACGCCGACGTCGCGGTCTTCGTTGAGCTCACCTACGAGCCCCACGAGCTCCTCCAAGCCGAAGCCCGGCTGCACCGATTCGGCCAAAAAAACCCCGTCCTGATTCAGTACCTCATCGCCCGCGGTACGACGGACGAATTGGTCGCCGACGTTGTGATAAATAAGTTGGATGTGTTGGAGAAAAGCATCGGCGGGTTCGGCGAAACGGCTTTGGCCGAAGGATTTCGAGAAGACGAAAGCTCAATCATGAAGGACTTGTACGCGAGGTTGGGATTATGAAACCGTGGCTAGAGACGTGGGATTCGGTTCCGGACTGCTCCACGACAATCATCAGCAAAACAAGCACTGATGTATGCGTTATAGGTAGTGCATACAACAAATCTACATCATTATTCATTGCTGCCGCCCCGAACATGCTCCGCGCATTGCTGGCAGTAGAATGGGCCGCAATAAGCATCGGGGCTTGCGAGTCTTGCCCATTCTGTAATCAATGGCGGGAAGGGACGGCGGCGTGGGCGTCACGTAATAAAGAAGCACTTGCACCGCAAACTCACGACGCCGGGTGCATACTCGATGCAGCGCTCACCAAAGCCGGCCTCGTGACTCAGGAACAACGAGACGCAGCTCGAGAAGAGATAGAGAAAAGCGGGCCCCGGTGAGCTGCCACTGCAAGTCTTTCCAGGAGCATGCAGCTCACCAAAGGCACGGATTCGCCTACCTCGAAGACGCGGCCTCTCGACGCGAGCAGATTGCCATCGTAGCATTCCTACGCAAACCGTCGGCACGCGGAGAGCTCTGTAGCGCCGAGCGGGAGATGTTGGCCCAACAAATTGAACGCGGAGACCACCTAAAATGAAATTCATAGCATCTGCAATATTTGCACTCTTGAACGTTGTTGGCGTCTATGACAGTCAGTCTTGGTGTTGCATGGGCTGGTCGACGAGCAACGCACCGTGGAACTCATCGGCCATCCCAGGATTCCTGGGGGCACCTGCCAATGCAACGACGACGCTGGCCAACAACAGCGGCATCTTCGTCGTCGTTTCCACGTGGATAGTGAACCCCGACGGGTCTATTCGATTCGTCCGCGGGCCTGAGCTCATGGGGCCTCGCATCACATTCGACACCATCGCCTTGACCGACAACGACCGCAATGCCGTGGCCTACATCGTTTGGTGCCCTAGCGGGACCACGCCCACATTCATCCCCATCAACCCGGGCTACCGCGCCGGCTGCGACTGAATCCTAGTGTTCAGGGGCTCCAAGCAAGCACCGACGGCGGTCCGCCCGAACTCATCGTCTCCGCAGCGTTCAACAGCAGGCTTGCATTCAGCTTGTTTCGCATCACGAGGGTGCCCGCTTCGGGTACCATCTTGCACTCCGCCGAAGCTGCGGTGAAGTCCGCGTTGGCCAAAGCGCGGCAGCACTTGGGGAACTTGCCCACCAAGCCGCCGAACCCCATGGCCCAAACCATAGAGTGAACGGCCAACTGCGCGTCCGCCGGCCAGAGCTCGAAGTTGGGGAAGTGGTCTTTCAGCGCCTCGTCATTCGCATCCAACCGGGCGGTGATGAGCGCGTCGATGGCATCCTCATTGAGCCGGATGTTATTGGAAGGTAGTGACAGGGCATACCTCCAGCCTCGAGTCGCACAAAGGGGGTCATTTTTGACCGCAGCCCACGCTGCCCGAATTTCTTCCTTGGTAGCCGGCAACCCAGAGTCCCGGCTGACCCATGGCAAACCCAATGCGTCGCGGACCGGGTCAATTTTGTTGCCCATCCCGACGGTCACCAAGCCGAGGACGTCGCAATAGGGCCCGTTGACGATGCCCTCCAACCCGCGGTTGAATTCCACCCAGACAGAACGAATTGACGGATACATCAGCGCCTCCGACTCATTTGAGGACTTGCGCGGCTTCAGCGTCGGCGGCCAGACGAATGGCTCGTCGCTCCACCTGTTCGGCCACGGCGGAGATATTCTCACCGGAGGCAAATGCGAGGAGAGCATCAAGCACGACGCTGACGCCAAACTTCTCCACCATCGCCAAGACATCAGATTCGAGTTGTGCCGTATTCATTTTGCACCGCCATCCTGGTCAAGAGAATCCGCACACGCATTGTACATCGCAAGCCGCGCCGGAGCATCTCCCGCGTCCGACTGCCGAGCCTCGATGATGCACCGCTGCAAGGAGCTTGCATACTGCACATTCGCGGAGCTGCATCCGAATCCAATGAGAATCATCCCGAGGCCGACGCCGATGCCGACCCCCGCTACACTGAGCTTCATTTTGGCACATCATCCTTCCAAGTGAGAACCGACTTGCCGAGCAAGAGAGAAATGCTTGCACCGGCGACAAGAGCTTGGCCGACCCATTCCGCAGGGTTGTGGACCTGGTAGTGGGTGAGCCATGCATTCGAAATATTAACCACGATAAATGCCACGATGGCGGTATACCTAGATTTCAACAACTCAGTCATTTGTACAAACCTCAGTGATGCACCAACAAGTAGGTGATGCCGCTCGCCACTGCGGACGTCATGGCAATGATTACGGGGATGGCCCATCGCGCCGTCGCCAGCGCGCCTTCCAGCGCGTTGGTGAACCGGGCGATGGCGACAATCTCTTGTCTCATGGCGCTCACATCAGCCTCCACTTCATCAGCACGATGGTCGAGCAATGCGACGTGCGTGATATTTGCATCGACCTGACGTCCGACATCGCGCACTGCATTCTCGCATTGTGTGACACGTTCGTACAATTGGCCACGATGTTTTGCATCTTCGCGCCGAGACCGCTCGACCTTTTGGTCGACACCTCGGATGTGCGTCTGCCAATCGGGCTCCGAATCTCGGAGCGCGCGGTGTCGTCCAGTTGGGGAGCTCGGCGGCGGTTCGCGCTGGTCATTCTGGGACATTTCGTTGCCTTGCTATCATGCACCATGTCCTTCTCCACGTCGAGTTCCTGAATCATTCTAAGGGATTGAGTAGAAGGTCTTCAACGAAGACACGACGATGCCCCGCTCCGTGGTCGTGAACACGCGGGGCATCTGGCCGCCATATCCCAAGTCGCCGTCCAAATGCGTACCTCCGAGGCCCAAATCCGGCGTCGCAAAATAGCCGACGGTATTGGCCGCTTGATGATTCACTAAGACGTTATTTATTCGGAGATTCCAGTTGTTGGTCGCCGAATCGCAACTGTAGATATGAGCTGCATTCAAACTCGTTCCTGGAGCAATTGGGCCGTATCTGACCGTGGACCCATAATCTTCATAAATATTCCCATCGCTAAACGGTGAGAATTCGCCGCTGCCAGATGTGCCTATCGTCCACAATGTGTATGTACTGACGGAGCCGGAATTTATTCGAGCGAAGAAAGTTTCGCCGGATGTCGGTCCAGTGAATGACCCCGCTTGGAGCGTGTCGTTATTCGCCTGACGAAAATGCAAACTCGGCTTGGAGGTGATTCCACTCGCCGGAAGTGGCCCCCTATTGACGGCTTGCTGCAAAAAGTGATGCCCATTTCCAGTAAGGTCCGTCCACTGAAGAACAGACCCGCCGCCATCGAGGGTGAACACATTCGGGTCCAGCCACCATTGAAACGCGAGTGCGAGCCACCCGCCGACCAGGGGCGGACTCACTTGCGTGTCGGGATTGGTCACGACCACGTCGAACTGCGCTTCAGACCCCAACGTCGGGGTGATCGCGGTGAGCGTCGTCGAGCTCACAAACACCACCGAAGTACATGCCAAGCCACCAATTGTGGCGGTCGGAGTGGCTTGGAAGCCAGTGCCCGTGATGGTGACCGCAATCCCAGAGCCCAGCTTGTAGCCGAAACTGGCAGGCCCATTGGTCATCGCGATGCTGGTGACCGTAGGTGCAGCAGCTGGGCCGCCGCTCCCGGAGCCCATCCCTTGACCGCTTGCAGGCTGCAATCCGATGAACATCATCCCTCCTCCCGATGCGTAGTCATGGCGCTCATCAGAAAAGAAGCACGCCAGTTGCTGTCGTTCCCGATTGACGAATCAGTGCAATCGCGAGTGGGTAGACGGTGCCAACCACGAGGCCAGAAAGCGTGATGTCGGCCGTGTCATCTGCCAACCGGATGACGATGGCGCCAGTTCCACTGATGTAGACCGCGCGGCTGCACACCGCCAAAATCTGGTCGCCGCCGCCAACCGCAATCGCCGTTCCTGAACGTGCACTCTCGGAGGACGTTCGCAACCGCCCACGCCGGTCGACGCGCATCATCGCCGTTCGCCCCTGGCCGCCCGTCTTCGAGTTGTTCAGCGCATTGGTCTGCGCCCACACATCGGGGCTCACACCTGGCGGCGGGCCCGGGGCCGTTGCGGAAGCCGCACTGACATTTACTCCCTCACCATCATACGACCCTGAAATCCCTGCACTCATGACACGTCACCCTTTGTCTTCCTGGCTGGCTGTTTCAAACATGCCGGCCAACATGTCCGGCGACTGAAGTTTCTTCTGCGTTGACGCACCCTGCTTCTTCGAATGCGGTGCTTGCGGATTCGGCGGCTGCGCGGGTTTCGCCGCGTACATCGCCTGCTGCTGCTGCACCAAATCTGGTTGCAACGAGGCGTCTGTCGGCACTTCGAACAGGAGCCCAAGCCGCATCGCCGTCTGGAACGGGAGTGGCTTGCTGCGAGCTGCCGCCGCGGTCATCACCCGATTCTGAATTTCGGCATATGATGCTGGGTACACGGCCTTGAGCGTATCCACTTCGGCAAGCCCGGCGTGGCCCTTCATCACCTTGCGAAAAATCTCATCGGGGCCCATCTCCACGGCATCCACCTTGCGGAGGAAATCCGTCATCTCGGCGTTGGAGGCCGACTTCTTGGCCGCATTCGGCGTCAAGCTAGGTGCCGGCGGCTCTTTGAACGAAGCCGGAAGTTGGTTCGATAAATACTTCACGGCCGCTGAGGTTTTGGCCTTCACCGCGGCCCCAATTTCGGGCGCGTGGTTCGCAATTGGCATCGTCTGCGAAGTGAGGTGCTTGTCGACCGCGGAAGGACTTGCCGCAAGACTCTGAATCCTCTCCGCTTCCTTCTCAAACCGGCGCGCTCCGAAATCTCCCCGCTTGACCGCGCTTTCGTGAGCACCGCCTCTGGTCAATGCGCGCGTAATCGCCGAGTCCAAACTACTCATTTGGGCTGCATGCGTCTCGCTCAAACCACCCAAAGTTCCGAGCTTGTCGAGCAGCACGGCGAGCGTCGCATTGCCACGTTGGCGGACTTGGTGATGCACGCCCCCCATCAACATTCCACTGAGACCGCCGCCGAGTGGATGGCCGCCTTCTCCGCCGACCATTGCGCCCATCGCCATGGCACCGTAGTCACTGGGGGATGCGAGTCGGTTGCGCAGTTTCGCACCCGCCGAATCAGTTGCGACGTCGTTGATGAACCGCGTCTCTGAGTAGCGCGCCTTTGCAGCCTTGTACTCCGCAAGCCACGTCTTGTCCCCGGAAGCTTTCGATGCTTTGTCGCCGGCGCTCATGATGGCATCTTCAAGCGTTCGGCCCGCAGCTTTTCGCCCAGAGGCCACCACCGAATCCGTCTGCCAGTTGATGGTCCCCTCGAGTCGTCGCCGTTGGGCGAGCAGCTCCTTGATAGGAATCTCGACTCCGGACATCTGCATTTTGGGTTGTAATCTCTTGGAGCCGCGCCAGTTCGCAGTGTTCAAAAACTCGCGCCCCACCCGCTGCCCGTTGACCTCAACATCGCTCACGGCGCCGGCTCCTTGAAGCGCCGCGGTCGAGAGGTTCGCAGCCTCACGTGCATCCACTCCTCGCGCTTTCAAGAACTGGTCAAACTTTCGACGGTATGATTCACCCTCTTCGGCCGGCCAAGAGAACCCGTACCGAGCCTGCGCGATGCGGCCACCACTCATGCCGGCATCGAGGTTCACTTGATGAACCCCCAGGTCCTGGTAGGTGTTCATCGCATGTTCATTTAAAGCCTTCCCAATTCCCTGCTGTTGTGCCTCGGGGAGCAATTCCATGACGTCATGTTTGACATGAAGCTCGCCGTTTTTTGCCTTCGAGAAGGTGAGCTCCAAATCTCCGACGTGGGAGCCATCCTTGTAGATGTTGGCGTTGACTGCGAGCTTCCCATCCTCATCGCCGAATCGTGTCGGCCGGACTTCAATTCCCTCATCGGGCACACTCCAGACGCGCGCCCACCCCTCGGCATCCGGCGGCGCATCTGAGAACACCTTGTTCATGGTCTTCGCGGTGTCGTCGCCGAAGCGAACACCGAAACCAAACCGCTCACCGATGTTTTTGACACCATCTTCCGTGATGCGGTTCGTGCGGGAAATTGCCGGAGTCCCTTCCGGATAGATGCTCCGCAAATTCTCGGCCGTGTCGCGCACCGCAGCAGCCGCGCTATGGTATCCAAGTTGCTGGTCAAACTGACTTGCTCTTGCTTCGAGCGCATCGATTGCATCTTGAAGCCGCACCCCCGAAGCTCCGAGCTTGTCGACAGTTCCACTCAGGTTTTCCACCGCCGCGGCCTCGGCTTTTTGGCTCTTTTGGGCGATGTTTTCGATATTGTCCCCAGCTTGGACGATGCCTTCAGTGCGGATACGGTCGGCGATTCTCTTCGTCGCGTCTTCGCCGCCGAACCGGTCTTTCATCTGCTCGATGAGACTCTTCTTATTTGGCGAAAGTGCCCGGATGTACTGCTCGTCGGCAGCGTCACTGAGCACACCCTCGAAGGGTGCGGCCTCGCGGATTTGACTCATCAAGTGTCCGCCCAACGGCTCGAGTCCACCGAGCGCCCCGCCCAAAGCACCAGCAAGGAGAGCACCGTGACCCGCCGAAGCCATCACACTCTCCGCGGTGAGCTCCCGATTCTCCAGAGTGCTGGCCGAAACTTCGGAGCCGGCTCCCCAGAGGCCACCTTCGACGATGGCGCGCGCCGCACCTTGGATGGCCTTCTGCCCGCTGCGGCCGAGGAGAGAAGCCGCTTCGGTACCGACCAACTTAGATGCAAATTGCCCAGCCAATCCACCCGCGGCGTCAACCCCCCGAGGTATCGACCCGATGATGTCAGCAACGCCTGCCTCGTCCCCGAAAAACATCGGCGCGATGGCGCCCGTCAACTCGGCGCCCATCGAGATGCCGGGATTCGTCGCTTGAATCTGAGCGAGATGCTCTCGGGTTTTTTCCCCCGCAGCTTCCCCACCGAACGTCCGAGCCGCTTCAACCGCGAGAGGGTCAGAGAGTCCAGCAGTCAGTCCGCGCGCGAGACCTTCACCGCCCGCCGCAAGACTTCCGCCGATGCCCCCATACCGAGCTTCATGCTCTTGGGCGGCCGCTTCAGAACCCGAAGCAATCCGGGCACCACTGCTTGTTAAATACTTGCTAGCTTCGGTGCTAGGAACCTGCTTGACCAATCCTGTACTGGGGTCGACAATGGGAACGCTGCTCCCATGCAGCCATCCGAAGTTGCCGGATTGCACGGCTTGAGCGGCATGCGCAGTCGGCACCTGATGCACCTGCCCATCGCGGTCAACCAGCGGAATGGTGTCCCCGGATGGCACACTCGGGGATAGGGGCGGCGCAATCTCTTGAGGCGCAGGAACTGTTGCAATCGGGTCGGCCACTACGGCTCCCCGGCTTCTTCGGCAGCTTCTTGAGGGCTCGGCGTGCCACTCATGCTGATGCCAAGCTTCTTCATGGCTTCAGCCTCAGTAATCATGCCGCGAGCAATCATCGCGCGGAGGCCCATCTTCTGGTTGATGCGCGCCTGATTATCCGAAGGCTTCAGAAGCAACGGCTCCGCGACGTGCTCTTGCTGTTCCGGAGTCCGCGCCCCGAGCCCTTTGTGCGCGTAGCCCATTGCCGGAAGATTCGCGGACTTCAAAGCAAGCGATTTGCGCGCGCCGCTGGTCCCCTGAAACGCCTTACCGACAATCGGAGCGTTGGCGAGACCGGCTTCGAGCCGCTCACCAAAACTCAACTCGCTCGGCGGATTTTCGGTGCCTTGGTTGAGCATCGCAGCCGCTTCCATCCCACTTCCTTTTCCACCGGCTGCTCCAGGCTTGGTGAAAGCCGGCAACCCCTCATTCGGTGCGGCTCCTCGGAGAGCCATCGCCGCTTGAAGCGCCTGGTTTGGCGTCAACCCGAAGCCACCTTTGAGGAGCTCCGCGGCGCGAGTTGCATCTTCCTTGGTGACCCCGCCGGCAGCTCCCGTTTGGTGCCACTGCTCGAGCCCTTGATGAAGCTTCGCCTGCTCCAACTGAATTTGGGCGCTGATGTCTTTGGCTTTTGCCTGCAAGATTGGGCTCTGGCTGCGGAGTCCCTCGGCTTGCGTCTGGAGTTTGAACTGCTCGAGCATCTGACTCCGTGTCGCCATCTCTGCCGCGTTCTCGTCGCCAAATTGCCGAAGCTTTTGCTGGTACATATTTTGGGCGGCTTCCGCCCGATGCTGCTTCCCGGCAATCGCGCTCTTCTGCGCCTCAATGTTTTGGTCGACGGCGCGGTTCATCATTTCCATTGCAGGATTACCGCGCCCTGCCCCTTGAGAGAACCCGCCCAAAATAATTCCGATGACGCCTAGTGCTTTTTCACCGAAACTTTTGGACCCCCACCATTGTTCAGGGTTGATTTTCTCCGCGCTCGCCTCGTCTTGGAGCCGCTTGTAGTCGGCCATCTGCGCATCGAGGGCATCGGTTCGTTTGCGTCGCGCGTTCGCTTGCTCCAAACTTTGGGCGCCGAGCGCTTTCTCTTGTTCATCGAGGAGGTGAGCCTGGCGCTCATTCATTGTCCCAGTGGCCGCTGCTTCTTCGTTGGGCACGGCTGCTTGGCTTTGCATTGCGTTCTCGTACATCTGCCGCGTCTGCGGAGACACATTCGAAGTGGCCTGCGCGGGAACAGCTTTCGCGGCCGGCGGCTTGAACGCCGAAGTTCCCGGAGCCGCGCCGTTGGGAGTGTTGGCGAAGTCCCCCTGTGCCGGAGCAGCACCCGGCGGCGCCATCTGCGGACGTGGAGTAATTGGAGATGTAATCATCTGCCGGATGGCATCCTGCCGCGTGTCTCCCGGAGTTCCCTGGCTTCCGTAGCCCATAGAAGGGTCTTGATGGGCCATTGGTGCCGGCGGAGGAGCAGGTCCCGGTGCCAACTGTCCGCCGGGAGTGAGCCATCCTTGAGCTTGCAGTTTTGCTAGGACAGCCGGGTCGATATCAGAAGGAAGTGCCATTTCAAATCCCTCCACTCCATCCCGCACCAGCAGCTGCATTCAATTTGCTAGCCCAATTATAACCATTTGCTATTGATTGGCCCATAGTCATATCACCGCCAGATGCCTGCGGGGATTGTTGAGCATACGCTGGTGCTGCATAACCCATCATTTGGGGGCTGATGGCTTGATTGGGATTAGCGACAGGGGCCGGACCTGACGAGCCGCCGCTTCCACTTGACGAGCCGCCGCCCATAATACCTCCCAGCATTGAGCCGATATCAAAATCGCCGTGGGTAGAAATGGGGCCAGCACCATGGGGGTTTTGGGTTTGTTTTTCTTCTTCGGGCGTCAAAGGCTGCATACCTACTTTTTGCATTTGACCGGTGCGGTCGTTTCGGGCGAGCAAGAAGTCCGGCTCCTCACGAAGCGTCCAGGCGCTTTCTCCTCCGCGCGGTTCTTTTAGTCTTGACTCGCCGACACGTGTGCCGCTATTTTTATTTAATGAATCTTCTAGCTCATTGAGTCGAGTATTTACACGGCTTAAAGCGCCGAGTGAAAATGATTGCGCTTCAGGAATATCGATCATCAGGCCTTTAGGAGTCTCTCGAACCATACGGGACCCAGCATCAGATTTTGACAATTCTTGGGCCATCGTCCCTATGTGTCGAGTACCTGGGTCATATTTATATTCATAAGCATGCGCGCCCATTTTAGAGAGAGCATCATCAATTTCATCACCAGCATCTTTGATGTTGGTTTTCGATCGTTTATCGGATAGAAATGCTGCGCCGCCGACTGCACCGAGTATCCCGCCCATGCCCGATGACATGTTTTTGGCATTTGACTGATTCAAAGAATTGGCGGCTTGTTGATTAGATTCCATTGCTTGGAGTTGCTCAGCTTGGGCGTTAAATCCAAGTTGTTGGTATGCGAGAGCCCCTTGCTGATTAAGAGCGTTTTGCTGGCCTTGAAGCCCCGCTTGTTGCTCATTGAATTGATTTATGCCGCCGGCGGCCTGTTGCATCCCACCAGCATATCCTTGCTGCTGTTGCGCGTATTGATTTTGCATCTGATTAGCCGCATTGCTATATTGCGACTGCGCGGATTGCATTTCTTGGGCGCGAAGTTGGGCCGCTTGATTCGCTGCCGATTGCCCCATCGATGCATTAGTTGTAAGGGCATTCTTTTGCGCATTAGCGAGACCGGCTTGTCCGCGTGCCGATGCGGCCATCGCCATATTGTTTTGCATTGCCTGGTCGGTACCGGCTTGCAGCTGAGCGCCTGCTGCACTTGGGCCACGCCCGGCGGCCGCATTCGCTAAGTATCCCATGGCTGCATTCTGTTGACCTTGAGCACCGGCGTTGGCGCCGGCTGCTTGCCCGTAGGCGGCGCCCATTTGATTGCCAATAAACCGCTCGCCGCCGAGACCCTCAGACTGAATAGTGGGGGCCTTATTTTGCATTGTTTGGTTAGCGAGCCCTTGATATTGAGCGGTAGCGGCACCTGCTGATGTTGGGCCGCCGCCAAAGTAGACAGAATCGGAAAGCCCTGCTTGTCCGAGAATGCTACTCATATCATTCCCAGAATTATAATAAGCAGATTGTGGGGAGTGCGCACCTTGGGCGCCGCCGAGGTACCACGGGATGCCTGGGTCGTTAATGTCAGCGTTCCAATCGGTCATTGTAACCTCTAACTTCTTTGCCTTGCCGGCAGATTTTGGTAGCGGCCGCCATCATCGATACCGACCTCTATGCTGATGCTTGCCCATTGAAATCCTTGACCTGTAGTATACCCCCCGATGGGGGCAACGTCGACCAATGTGACTTGAATCGCCTTGGCTTTTTGGTTGCCGACGAGGTGTTCGACATCGCATTGAGGGGCTCGATTGAACCCCGCGATTTGCCCATCCGTAAATGTAACTGTTTCAGTATAAACGGAACTTGGCGCATAATCGAACTGAAAAGAGAGAGAAAGTTGAGCGGAATCGAAGACATCGCTTTGAAGTTGTACGCGCCAAAATCTGGCGAAGCCGCTCAAAGACGGTTTGAACCATGCACTGGAAAATGAGGCCGTAACCCATCGAGGGGACCCTGCGACCGACACATCAGCATAGGCGTTGGTTGTTGGCACGCCGCTTGACTCTCTATATACTGCCCCAGAATAGTCGACCCAGTGGATGAGAGGCATATTTACAGATTGAAGGGCGGCATTGGTTCCTTTTCCGCCCGCGACCCAGGTAGCTCTCGCGGCCGCCACATCAAGGGAGCCGATGTAGCTAAAATGTGTATCACTACTCCAGCACATCTGGATATAGTCATATACCAATCGAACTCCAAGTGTAGACGAGATGATATTGTCGGTTGGGGTCATCTCGAAGTAGATGCGTCCGGCATTCGGGTGGACAGCAACACCGGTGCAAATGGGATTGGTGGCGATGATATCTTCGACGGGGCCGCTGATGTAATGAACTTGCAAATCTCGGCTTAGGAGGAAGATACCACCTCCACCGTTCGGTGCTCCAACGGGGCTCATGAATACACATCCGAGTTCGAATACCGCGACGCTACGTTGGTCGATAGCTCCTACAGCTGAGGGGACAGGTTGTGGCGGATTGGTCCAATCATTACCAGCGCCGGTGTCGAATGGGCCTTCTCCGATGACATATTCGATGCCATATTGGCCAGTCCCACGGCGCACGAACACGATAAGTTTCTCATCGAGTGAGGTCATGGCAGTGACTGCCCCAGTCGCATTGATATTGAAGAGTTCATTGAAGCCGGGTGCTTCGCCGATGGTGAGAGCTTTTGAGGGCCAGATAACTGTTGGGTCATCGGCGCCGGCAAGAAACCATCTATTCTTATGTATGACGCAAGATCGGGCACTTGGCGGGCAGTAATTGTCTGCGACACCGCCAGTTGTATAGAGTAAAGACCCATCGCCATTGCCGAGCGTGTTACTATTCGTAAATGTAACCGAGCTTACCGATGTGTCATTGTCAATTCTTTGAATTTGAGTATAGATAGTCCCTAGAGAAGCTGTCCGATATACGCAAATAGTGACACCTTGTGCAGCATTTGGGAACACACTTCGAAGGATGGGGACAACAGTAGGGCATGGGCGTTGGCGCCATGTAACCCCGAGTGTCGGAATCGTAAGGGTCGCATTTTGACTCGATAGCGTGACACTTATAGGTGGGCTCGTTGCGCTTCGGTGAATATTACCTGCTGTATCGGGCCACTCATAAGTTACAATGTAACTGAATGTTCCCGTCAATGTGCCCGCAGCCAATGTGACGTTCGTAATCTCCGGATAGTAAAGAAACCCCATTTCGACAGGCAATTGTCCGTCAAACATCATGGGGGCGCCCGCGGATATGCCGAGCATATTACTGCCTGGCATAACACCGCCAAAATACAACAATTGAGATTTCAAGTCAAATGGTTGTATAAACGCAGCCGCCCGAGATTTGGAGACATTTGAATATGTGAGTGTCGCCATGGTTGTCGCACTTGTTGCGACTAAATGAACAGTACGTTGAGGCCCACCGAAGACTAGGCTGCTCGATTGAAGGATTTTAGCTAGTCGGGGAGAGACAGTCGTAACTAATCTGGCAGGTGTATTCGCGGCTCCGCCGCTACCAAAAACCCCAGTCTGCCCAAACCAATCGAAGCAGACAAGTGCCTGCGTGCCTTGGAGCGGGCTATTGACTGAAACCATCGCGTAACAACGAACGCCATTGGGGGTTGTCATAGTAAGAGGTCGGCTATAGAGCCCAACCCCAGGCGTACGTCGAGCAACGCCGACCGTAACACCGCCGGTATTAGATGTTACTTGTCTCCCATATGTGGAATAGACAGCCGAAACTCCAACCAATGATTGGGCAGTTATATCGACAAGGGTCCAAAAAACTACGGCGTCCGTTGACGATACACGAGCGATGCCCAATTGAGCGAATGGTGGCGGTGTTGTAGCCCCACTAGGTGATGCTGCTTGAATTGTAATTGAGGCTATCTGCGTCACTAGCCCATCAATAAACGCCCACGCTTGAGGGGTAAAAGTGCCGCCGGCGGCAGGATTAAATGCCACATATGCTACCCAGCACCAATCGTTGGATGTGGCGATCGTCGAAATACTTTGAATTGTCCCGACAACACCAACACTGGTGTATGCTCGAACGACTACGAAACTGTTTACAGTAACCAAAACACTTTTAGTATTAGAATTACCGCCCGCCATCGGGTATGCGACATAAAATGTCGTTGTGTCGCCCGTTACGGCAGTGATATCGTATGTGGTACCTATGTTATCGGTGATAAGTTGAAGCGGAAAAAACCATCCGCCAGCAATATCAGTCAGGTCAATTTTAGAGACGTAAATTCCAGGCGTCGCACCGCCGACGCGAAGCCACGCCACAACAGCAATAGTTCCGCAAATAATAACAGTCGGTATAGAGACACTGGCCGATGGGCCACCCGGGTATGTATCTAGAGTGACTGGCGGCTGTATGACAGCCCCACTAGTAGCGTCCACAATAGTGGCAGTTATGGTGGATGTGGCGGCGGCAACTCCGACGACTGACGCAGTAACACATACATAGTAACCAGACCCAAAAGCAACATCACTGAGTGCCCCCAAAATGGGCGATTGTATTGGAATATGGTCGAGTGCGACCGCCTCTGGGGCGGCATCAATTAGCGCCCATGTGTTATCAGCATCCGAATATTGACTAAATATGTACCCATCAAAGAGCAACGGGCTACTGCCATAATTTAGGCCTCGGACAGCTTGAGTTTCCGTGATGGTAAAAGAATTTCCGGCAGGGACGACAGATTTCAACAACGTATTTATAAGTTGTTGACATCCCAGGCGCTTTCGAATAGCACCATTTTTCGTCCTCACACAATTTTGCATTATCTCGGCCCCATCAATAGCCAAACTTCTATGGTCGCTTTTTTGATTGAGGCCGCTGCTAAGAGGGGCTTCGAGTAGTGCTTTACGGAGAGGCATAGAGATAGACCTCAGAAGACATAGACGTCGTAGGTGCCGGCGCCGGAAGAAGTCAGTGGGATAACCTGGTCCGCCGTGACCCCAGCCGGATATACCCCATCTGTCAAAAATGTCGTCGCACTCCCAGGCGCAGCTCGCACCAAAAAGTACCCTTGCCACGCGCGCCCAAGCCCATGAGAAAGCGTCTGAGATTGAGCTGCCGTAAATGTGATGCCACGAAGGATATTGCCTGGTACAAGCTGGTTAGTGCCCACAACTCTAAACACCTTGAGTGAGCTCTCCTGCATCCTGTTGAGGATATCGTACAATTTGCCAGCTTGCCCGACATCAGCGACAGTGAAGAAGACCCTCTGGAGTGTCACCCACGCCTTGGTGGTAATTGATGTGGGGGCCCCTGCCGGTACAGCTTTAACTGGCGGCGACGCCGTCGATATTTGCGACAACACCGACGACGCGCGAGGAGCTGTTATTTTCAGAAGCGGGGCCGCCACAACTTACCTCAGACCTGGTTGATGATGGTGACGGTCAGAACGGACGTATCCGTATTCTGAATGGTGCCTGCCGCAACTTCGGCTTGGACAGCCACCGTCGCAGTTCCGAGTGCGCCGGGAGTGGGCGCAGCGGCAGGCGCATACTGGATGGTGGTTGTCACGGTGCCGCCAGTTGCCGTACGAATGGGGAGCACGTTCGTTTTCGTCGCGGATAGCATCGGGACGTTCGTGATGGTCACCGTGCCCGCGACCAACGTCACGCTCTGATTCACGATGCGCGGATAGAACGTGAACGAAGCCACTCCGACGGCGTTGGTGAGGCCCGCCAGCGTGTTGACCCACGATGAAAGTCCGAAGACGGTACCGCGGGCGATGAGAATCTCCGTCTTCGGAAGGACGAAGTTACCCTGCGCCCAGACAGCTGCTTGCACCATCGTGAATCGAGCGCCCGCTGCGCCGACTACGGTGATGACGTAGAGGCCCGCATCGACACCCGCAGCCGCGATGCCGTTGGGGAGGAGGACGGTGTCGCCCACGGCCGGCGTCTGCCCGTCCGCCATCGCACTGGTGATGGCGCCGTTGGCGTTGCCCACCAAGGTACCGTTCGTGTTTGTGTACGCCGGGAGCGCGGCGACGATGACGTAGTCCGCGGTCATCTGCATCGAGAGGGAGTTGCCGCCTTTGCTCTCGAGGAAGTTGAAGGCCGATGCGATGCTCGATGAACCGTCGCTGATTTCGACGTTCAGTAAAATCCCGCCAATCGTGTTCGCCACATTGACGTCTGTGTTGGCGGGCATCTGCACCTGAAAAGCATTCGATTGCCCCGGATGCCAGTCGAAAGAGAGAAGGTGGAGCGCCGGGTAGCGAGGACACACAAACTGGAAGGTCGCCGTCTGGATGCCCGTCGTGCTCTGGAGCGCGAAGGTGAGCAGGGCGCCGGGGGTGAAAAGACCGATGCTGCTTCCGGAAGTGAGGTTGACGGCCGGCAACGGTCCGTCCTGGATGCTGATTTGCGCGTTCGTTGTCGTGAGAGCCATTTGATAAATCTCCTAAATTCTGAATTAGTAGCCCGGCCGACCAATCCAGCCGTCATTGAGAGTTACGTCTTGCACGCGCATCGGATTTTCCGCGTCGTGCGTGACGAGCATGGCTTCGATGCGCGCCTGTTCCTGTTGCTGGCGAGCCATCAGCAGGTTGGCGTGGTCGAAACGTTCTTGTTTGGTGAGAAGTTTGATGGCGGCATCGAGTACCGCGAATTCTTCGAACCCGTTGATGCCGTCGAACGTGTCACCTGGATTGACGAGCATGTCGAGCGTCGGGTAGTACCAGAGGGTGCAATTGAACTGGCCGTTCGGCATCGGAATCAGCTTGATAGAGTCATTCCCGGAGTTCGCGACGGAGCCGGAGCTCTTGCCGATGAATTGGTAGAAGACCGGCTGGGAGTAAATCCACCCGGGGTACCACTTGAATCGGTTTCGTTCACTCCACATGAAAGGTCGCGCGCTGATGACGATTTGTTGACCGAACGAGACGTCAAGGCCCTTGCCCTTGTAGAAGTTGGTGACGTTGATTTGTCCCCCGCTCCCAATGAGGTAGGTATCGATCGCATTTATCGTATTGAAGGCCGCCTGCGTGAGGTAGTAGGGCTGGTCCTGTTGCGCGATGATGAGGTCGTACAGCTTGGCCAAACCCTCGTTGATGTTGTCGGTGAGTTCCGCGGTGGTGTAAAGCGCGCTGTTCGATGCCACTTCTACATTGGCGCGCTGCTTCACGCGAGTCTGGAGGGTGGAGAGTGTTACTAGGCGCGCCATGAATCACCGAGCCTCGAGTGGAATTTCGCCGCCGGCTTCCGAGTCCGGCGCCATGTCCTCGTCGTCTGCGCCTGCCTTGCAATGCGAATAAAGCGCCTTGAAAGCATCGGCGACACCGCCAGGGTCTTTGGCGTGAAGCGAATCAATCAGCGCGCTGGCCGCCTCATGTTCCGCATCCGATGCTTTTCCTTCGACTTCATCGTCATCAACGAGAAGAGCAGAAGGTTTTCCCTTGGAGCCGCCGCCAAGAAGGGCGCCAAGCGGGTCATCATGTTCGATAGCCATTGTGATTTATCCTTTCCCGCAAGCGTTACGGCTTGTTGTAGTTGACCGTCGAATCTCGTAGGACGAGTCGAAAGCCGATGCTGTAGGTGGTGCCCAAGTCAGTGGCCGCGCCGCCGCTGTTGTTCGTGTTGAGTGTGAAGGTCGGCGCGAGGCTGCTGCTGCCGAGGTTTGTGATGGTCTGCAAAATCTGAGCATCATTCGCGTTCGGCCCAGGACCTTGGAGCCATGCGCTGGCGGAGATGAAGTCGATGTACGGGTCTTCGAGCGTGATGGTGTAGACGCCAGCGCCGGTCCGCAAAATTCCGGGGACTGACGTGACGCCGAGAGATGCGGTTGGCTTGAGGGCCATGACGCCATTGACTGGCGCGTAGCCGAAGCCCCAGCCCTTCACGTTAGCGGCGACGACGGTGCCGGCGCCTGCAAGAGCAACGAAAGTGCCCTCAATTTCCCAGATTCTCTTGCCAAGAATCAGCCGCGCTTTATCTGCATTTCTATTCGACATGGGTATTTACCTTTCTATATCTCGGGTCGTTCAGCCGAGAGTCTGAGTGGCGAATCACCACGTCCCTTGCAAATTATATCCGGGGGCTTCGCATCCGTACTGGAAGTAGCCGCCCATGCGCCACTGGTAGCCGTCGTTGTTGGCCTCGCGCAGCATCTTGAGCCCGTCGTCATCGAGGATACGCGGAACGCCCTTCGCAGACTTCAGAACCCACGTGTCCATTTCGAGCAACGCGAAAGTACCGCGAGGGATGTTCACGTCGGAGAACACCTTGATGGTGGAGTCCGGGCCTTCAATCTGAAGTGCGCGGTAACCGATGTCGGCGTCCGTGCTTTCAACCGGCTCATAGAGCGCCTTCGAACCGAGACTCTTGACCAAATCTGCGCGGTCGAGATTGTTGATGAAACACGTGAGGTCCTCAGCACCTTCACGTCCGGCCAGTTCGGCCGCGTCGATGATGGTCTCTTCCTTGTTGGAACCGCCGCCGGAGTAGCGGATGCCGGCGAGCCGCACGACGTCCACACTGCGGTCAACACCGAAGAGAGAATCGCCAGCCGTCGGAGCAACTGCCGGGAGCCAGCGAGCAACGCCCGCGGGACCGAGGCTATAGTCGCCGTTCCTGAACAAGAAGTCCGTCGTTGATGCACCAGTCAGAGTGCTGATGTTGGCGTTGAAGGTCACGGTGCCGGCAGTACGGTCGACGGCAACCACCGTGAGAGGGCCACCAGCGCGAACACCGGCAAGGGCGCCGCCATTGTTGTAGCCGTCATCGACAGAGAGGTCAACCTTCATCTGCACTTCGAAGCCAACGATGTCCGCCGCCTGCAAGAGAGTGCCGACCGTCGTCGCCGTGGAGCTATTGTTCAACCGGCCACGCTGTCCGCCGCCGTTGCGCCAAGCGCAAATCTGAAGGGAGCGGTTCAAGTTCCGCATCGAACCTTCCATTTCGCCACGGAGCGTGTTGTAGATGGTGTTCTCATCACCATCGCCAGCTGCGAGGGCTTCTCCACTGATGCCGCTCACCTGGTAATCCTTGGCGCGCGTCAGGAGGAAGCCAACATCCGAGCTACTCGATGCGTTGGCCATCGCCACCTGCAAGTTGAATGAGCCGCCTTGGGGAGCTCCGTAGCGGAGAGAAATTCGGGCGTTGTTGCCGCCAAACTTTTCGTCTTTCCGAATTTGCCCAATAAACGGGGCTTTTCGGTAAAACATCTGATGAAAGACTTTTTGGTCGTACCTGGTCTTCAGAATATTCGTTAGTGCTGCAATAGTTGCGTCGCCTGCGGGCATGGGAAACCTCTAGAATCAAAGAGATTGAGAGTTTCCGGCGCAATGATTGCGGAATCTACTTCTTCTTGGGCATCCTAGCGATGGTGTCGGCTTGAGTGGCTTTCCTCAGTGCTGCGAGGTCGGCTTCTATCTCTTGCTCTCGTGTCATCTGCTTTGCCTGAGATTTATGAGTCCGCGGTGCGCCGTTCCCAGTTGCTGGTAGGGATGCCGATTTGGGATTCGGCGATACAGCGGCCGTCGCGAGTGGGGGGGCGCCAAGGTACATTCCACGGCGCTCCTCTCTTGTTTTATACACCTTTTCTGCGTGCTTTTCAAGGTACGCCGCAACTTCTCGACCGTTGTACCTTTTGCCCTCCTTTTGCGCCCAGTCTGAAACTTGACGCGCAAGGTTGTAGACCTCGTCCTGCGTAAATTCAGCATTGAGGTGCTTGAACTGAGAAGCTTGCTCGCCGGTGGTTGCCCAGAGCGTAAATTGCCGGATGACATTCTCCGACTGGCTCCTGTTGACCTCATTGACGCGGCGCTGCTCCTCCTCGTCGCGCTTCTTCGAAGCCTCACTCATCGAGTTGAAGCGCTCTTCAAAATCTCGCCGCTGCTTCTCGAGCTCCCGCTGCAAATTCACGACTTGAGCTTCGGGTGTGCCTTGCGCGACGAACTCGCGGAGGTAGTTGGCGGCTTCTTCGCCTTTCGCACGAATCAGCGGGTTGCCGGACTTCAACTCCCGCAATTCCGCTTGGAGGGTGGCCATCTCCTCGGCGATTTTCTTTTGCGCCCCGGACTGTTGCTCGGCATGCGCACGCTTCTCATCTTCGAATGCTTTCCGCTGTCGAAACAATTCGTCGGACTTTCGCTTCGTCCTCTCTTGCCTTGCTCGCAGCTCGGCATTGAGGCGCGCTTCTTTGGCCGCTTCCCCCGGGGTCGCCGGCGCTTGAAGGTCCGGACTTGGCGCCGCTCCGTTCAATTCCGCAGCAGGAGTCTCGGTCGGTTGAACCTCGGGAATCACATTCATCGTCATGTCGGCATCACTCCGTTAGCGCCCGGCGGGGGCATTGGTGCTCCAGGTTGTAGCGGCCCACCTGGTGAGGGCATTGGGGGCGCGCCGAGCGGCGGGCCTCCGGGGTGCGGCATTCCAGGACCCATCGGCGGACCCATTGGCGGACCCATTGCGCCAGGTGGGGGCGCGGGCGGCTTCAGCATTCGGTTGCACTTCGAGATGAAGTCGCGCACCAAACCGAGGCAACTCTCCTCGACGTCTTTGCGCGCCGCCAAGAGGTACATCTCCGTCGCCAACTCCACGGCCTCGGGGATGTTGATGAACGGCTCCGGCTCCCAGCCACCTTCACCGCGGAGCATCATGCCCACCTTCTTCTCGACCAATTTGCGAGACGCCAACTTGCGCTTCTCCACTTGCAGCAAATCGGGGAGGCCAATCATCTCGACGACGTCATCGGGCTTGAATACGCCCAGTTGCAGCATATCTTGCGCAGTGGACAATTTGCCGGGCAGCGTTCCCGGAAGCGCGGACGTAGATTCGACGTACATCTGAAAGTCGTCTGGCTCCTCGAGAGATGCCCAATCGATTGACTCGAAGCCATCGTCCGCGGCAGAGTGGACCTCGTAGGCACCCTTTTTGGCGAGCGCTTTGGCGGCACACGCAATGAGCATCCCGTCTTCTTCGACGGCAGATTCGAACCGCTTGCCCTTGTCGAGGAGTGTCTCTGTCTGCTGGTCGGCGTAGACACGTTGGGCCTCACCACTGTCAAGTCCCACTGGGCGTTGGGCTTGGGCGGCTTGTTGGTTGACGCCAGCAAGCTCGTAGTATTTGGCGACCAGGTTCCAGAGGTGCTGATAAATTTCCGGGGGGATGATAGTCGGCGCCATATAGACCGGCGCCGTCCCCGCGTACTGAAGAATTGTAGTCAAGTCATTATTTATATGACTTTTTTGAACCTTGGAGCCCATCTCCACCAGGTAGTGGCCCTTAATGAGATGGTGGCCGTTTTGAATCTCGCGCACCAACTTATTTATTTCAGCCTGGATGCCGGCACCAATTTCCACAATCCCCTGGCCATAGAAGCCGACGATGGGGTCACTCCAGCGATACCAGGTAAGCTCTGTCTTGTACTCTTCAAGGCATCGATCGATGAGTGTGACATTCTCCACGCCCATGACGTAGCGGCCATCCGAAGCCCCTACCCCGCTCGGACGATGCCAAGCTTCCTCAATGCGCACGCGGTTGGCAATTTGCGCAAACCCAAACTCAGCATCGTTGTCGCGCAGCCCCTTCAACTTCTCGACCATGTCGAGCTTGTAGGCGATGGTGGCTTCATCCCCATCGGCATACCAGTTGCAATCGTTGTCGACGTTGACGCCCATCCGATGCATCAGCACACCCTTGTCGATGTAGTAGCTGAGGTAAATGCATCGCGGCCCATCCCAAAGCGACCCGCCGTCGGTCATCGCCTCGCCATCGTCGATGAGCACTTCCCACGGCATGTAGCGGAGCACATCGACGTTCTTGCAATCGTAATTTGGGCGGATGCGGGTAAATCCGGTGCCGAAGACGCAGCCATCCCGGCCCTTCGCTACACTCTTGGGGTAATATTTGGTTTGGCGCATGGCGCCGTCGATGCCGAGTTCCAGTTTCTCCGCGGCATCCTGCTTTTCATAGTCTCCGCCAACAGTTGCAACACTGACGCGCGGATGACTCTTGGAGAAGAGACGCGCCACTACAGCATCAACTACGTTGCGCGTCACCGGAAGACTGAGACTCGAGCGGCCGATTCCAGGAGTGCTTCGGACATAGGTGTCGACTGCGAGCCCGCCGCCCGCGGGAGGAAGTCCGCCGGCGTACATGCTGCCGTAGAGGAGCAAGTCGCGCTTGCGGTCCTGGTTGCGCATGATGTCGTTGATGACCGCGTGGAGCTTCTCGTGCGCCTTGGGGTCTTCCTCATTGAGCGCGTCTTCGGGCCGCAACCACCAAAGCTTTTCGGATTCGGCATTCATATTGCTTACATCCTACTGCTCAAACACGGCCGGGTCGATGAGCATGTCAATCTTCGCGTCGGGAATGTCCCAGTCCCCCATCCGAGCTCGAAGCTCCTCGCGGGCAGTCTCGATGCGCAATTGTCGGCGAGCTTCGGGGGTGTTTTCCCGCCCGAGCTTCTCGATTTTGGTGGGAGTCCGCGGCTCGGGGCCAAGCATGATGCCGAACGCGGACACAACACCGAGCTCGCGCATCATCGCGATGGTCGCACGGAACCGCTTCTCAATTCTCTCGTCGGCGAACTGAATCCACTCGCTCATAGCCATCGCTGCTCCTCTTGCATCTTCTCAACATCTTCGAACGCCAAGCGCTCCAACTCCGCCGCCATTCGCGCAATCTGCTCCGCCGACCCAGCCTTCGGCTTCTCCTCTTTCGGAGTCTCGAGGTAAGCCATACACGCGCGGAACCCATAGAGGGCAGCATCCGCCGCATGATTCGAGAAGCCATCAGCTTCTTTCAGCCGGTTGTCATTCCACGGAAGAGAGACCCATTCCTCCACCAAATTAGCCGTCGCTGGGCCCGAGACCACTTTCACCCGCCCGAGAGCAAGGTCGGAGTTCAGCAAGCGGATGTATCCGAGCTTGTTGGTCTTCTCGGCCGGACTCACTGCGAGACTGAATCGGCTCAGGAGCTCGGCTTGGAACAGCTTCCCCATTCCACCAACGTCGCCCACGATTTTGATGAAGTGGTAGATGCCATCCAGCGATGAGACCTCGGCTGCGACATCAGCCACCAATCCTTTGAGCCGATACGCGCGGACGACGTAAATGTGTGGGTCGTGGTCTCGCCACCCCAAAACACAAATGCCGTTCTGGTCGACGACGCCAAAATCCAAGGAGCAGATGTAGTAGTCAAGCTTCGGAAGCGCGGCAGGTGCCACTTCATTACGCTGCTCGTTGAACTGCTCGTAGACGAGCCCCCCACCATCGCGAATCCACACCCCTTCGAGGAGCTGCTTACGGGTCACGGGGTCAAGGCCGGACAACGTCACAACATAGCTCTCTCGGTCGAGATGGAAGTTGTCGGCGAGATGCGCCGGCACGAAAGGCGCTAGCGCGGTGTCGGGGTTGACGAATCTCTTGAACACCCAGTCGTGGCCGATGCCGCCTGGATTGCTGGCCGCACGTATTCGGAGCGGTATTTTGCAAGATGCACTTCTTCGGCAACGGCTGGTTAAATAGGAGTAGCGGCTCTGGGTAAATTGGGTGAGCTCATCAAAGCCAATGAACTGATACGCGGCGCTTTGGTAGCGATACTTGTCCATCTCGGTGTCAAGGTACCCAAAGGTGATACTGCTACCGGCGGGGAATTCACACCTTTTCTCCTTGGCATCCCACTTGATTCCGTCGAGTCCGGCCCACCACCCCTCGGCGCGCGCCATGATGGCATCTTCTAGTGCGAGGTCAGTGTAGGACTTCCTGAGAATGAGGGCTGCGTAACCTGGGACGTGCAGATATTGCGCGGCGGCCATCAAGATGGCATCGCTCTTGCCGCCGCCAGCAGCTCCCCCATAGAGTGCCTCGAAGCAATCGAGTGAGAGAAATTCCTGCTGCCGCGGGAATGGTGCATGAGGCACGTAGTTTGCCGCCACCAACTTCCGCCGACGAACCTCGCTCACTGCCGCGAGAGCATCAATCCTCACACCGTGTCTCGCTTCTTCAGCCCATCTGCCGAAAGGTTCTGAGTAAACTCCCGCCCCTCAGACGCAGCATCGGGTGCAAAGAACGCGAGCCGGCTGATGATGTCAGTGAGCCGGTTACGGCTCCAGCCTCGCCCCTTATTAAGGAAGATGCTGCTCTTCATCGTCTCGTGGACTCGCGGGCTCCCATGTATCTGAACGCCCGACGATGGGTCAATCGCAACCCCATCGCAGCGCGCCCAAATCTCAATCCCCGAGTCCGTCTCGTTCTCGAGCCCGTAGGCGTCAACGGCGCGCATGCAGAGCGCGCACTTGGGCCAGTTGGCCACACCACGAGCAGCAACCTCACGCGGAAGAATCAACCCGCCAGCAGGTGCTCGCCGAGACAGGCGACGCATGAAGCTCATCTGATTCTCTTGCCGAATCGCATGTTGAAGCGTACCCAGTAAGAAAAGAGCTTGTTCTTCAACCAATTCTTAAAGCTCATTCTCTCAACATCCTGCAATTTAATTGGAATTTTTGAATAAAGCTTCATGACTTGGGCCACCCATCCGGCGCCGCAGCCCCACATTCGTCGTCATTCTTCTTGAGACATTTAGTGCAGACGCCCCCTGAGAATGGCTTACCTTGCTTCACTCCACACCAAGCGCACCGCTTCGGTCGGCGATTACGAATGAGGTCGCGCCCCATCAGCAGGACGATGGGGGTCGCAATTCCCATAGCGAAGATTGCAAGCTCGTTCACTTCTTACCCAGCTGCTTCATGGGCTCAACTTCGCGCCACTGGAGCACGTTCTCGCGTGGCACCTGCTCCCTCACACCCGACTCAGGGTGTTCGACGTAGACGACGGAGCGCACCGGGTCATACCAGAGGTTGAACCTCTGGCGCGTCTTGAGCCGATTATTGGGGTCAACCACCGTGGCCAAGACCTTCTCTTTGGTCGGATACATGACTGCACCATCCTGGTTGTAACCGCCCGGCGCGTTGATGGCCTCGATGAACTCCACCCGCGCCAACTCGATGCGCTCCGTCGCCATCTCTACTTCTCTTCCTTGAAAGCTTCGAGCTCCTCGGGGGAGCCGGTGTGAATGCGGCTCCTGGCGCCGCCAATCATCTTGTGGCTCTCCTGATGCGAGCCATCTTTGCCATGCATCTTGTGCTTGCCCTTGTTGTCGATGGCCCCGTCTTCGGTGCCTTCATCTAGGTCTAGGTCTGCCACTGTCTTTTTCTCCTTATGCTCCGGGAGCTTCTTGCCTTTTGAGGCCGAGTCCCATTCGTTGACTGTCTTCTTGCTGATGTCGCCCCGCGCTTCCGCCGCGTGGAAGAAACGTCGTTGGGCGTCGGACTTGTAGGGCATGACGTATATTACCCTGACTTCTTGGTGGTTGCGAGGGCTGCCCGCTTCAATTCGGCGGCTTCCTGAATGGCTGACTCCAGGTCCTCAAGGGGCACCTCGGCGAGATTGTTGTTGGCCGCACCGTTGCGCAAGTGGACCGCGCCTTCCTTGGTGATGTCGCCCCATTTGGTACGATTCTTCCGTTGGAGCCACCAAGCCGCACCCTGCCATCCCCCACGCCCAAACCTGATGATGTCGACTGCCTCGTCCTCAGCTGCCGCCTCCGCGTCCCGAATCTTCAACGCGAAGTCCAAGTAATCAGGGTTGCCGGCTCGAGCCTTCAAGCACCATTGGTTGAAAGTGCTGGGGTTGACGCGAGCCAGCGCGCACGCATTGAGGCGAGTGTTGCCGCGCTTCAACGCATCGCAAAGTCTGCGCAGCACCAAGTCATTGAGGGCAGTCGGTCCGTTGCCAGGCATGAGTCTAAATCTACTCCCTACAGCGCTTCCGCGCAACTTCGGCGCAATCAATAATCGCACCGGCCACGTTCCGCTCCACGTCTTCTACTTCTCGAATGTGAGGGCCCGGGCAGCACCGGTGAAATGCTTCTCCATGCGGCGTTCGATGCTCCCACCCGCACGAAAAGCAAACGCGCGCTCGGGCGCTCATGCCTCTTTCCTCGGAGTCCTCTTCGAACGACTCTTCACCGTGTGCTTGAGATATTTCTTCTCAATGAGTGCAAGAAGCTTGGGGCCCGGAGCAAACGTCCCTTTCTCCAAGTTGCACATGTGCGGCTGCTTGATGCCAAGCTCCATCCCCATCTGCGCCTGCGTCCAGCCCAACTCGAGCCGCTTCTTGCGAAGTGCGAGGCCAAACTTCTTAGAGCCATTGCGCATCCGGTCCTCTGGCGCCCAGCCCTTAGGTCCGCGTTTACTCCCAGCTTTCCGCTTCGCCGGCTTCGTCATCTTAGGCGTCTTTCGCGGCCCCTTGCTCTTTCGTTTCTGCTTGGGGACGATGACGCTCACATCATCCGGAGTCTCCAAAAGCACGGCCTCCTCATCAATATTCATAAATCAGACCATCTTTCCGCGTATTTAAAATCTACAGGTAAAATAAGCTTTCCACCAGCAGTGTCAATAGGCCGAGACCAAATCTCCGAAATTATTTCCTTTGCCGCGTTGAGTAAATCATTCGGAACGTCATAGATGCAAGCATCATGCACCTGCGCGACGAGGTAAGGCCCAATTATTGATTCTGAGAGCTCGATGGTCCTCGCGTTCATGATGTCCGCCAGCCCGCTCTGGATGGGATAGTTGGCGACCTCAGTGGTCTTTGGATACCAACCAAGCCACCGAATCCTGCCAAGGAACGGCGTCCGCATGTATCCGACTTGCTGCACGCGCGCGTGGTTGGTGTTGACCCATCGATAGTAGGTGCGATACGCCGAACGAAGCTTGCTCAGGATGAGAGTTACCGCCTGAAAACTGACGTCGAACCCCTTCGACCGCAGCGTAGCGAACACCTTCTCAGCCTCGGCGTAGTAGCTGATGGCGAACCCCAGGTTCTTCGCGATGTCGCGGAACTTCTTGCCGCGCGTCGGGTCCTTCATCGACGCGCCGTCAAGAAGGCCCATGCGCGCAGCCACCGGGAACACCGCCTTTGCGTTGTTGGCATGAACGTCTCCCCGACACGCCTCAATGAAGGTGGCGTCGTTGGAGAGGTAGGCGGCAAGCCGCATCTCCGCCTGGCTTACATCGTAGTATACGAACGTATGGTTTTTGCGGGGAACATATATCTCTCGGACTCTTGACTCCGGAGCCTCATTGCTGTAGCGCGGCACACTCTGAAGCCGACAAGACAGCCGGCCACTAACGGTCCCGAACGGCTTCCAATTGTAGTGCGCCCTTCCGCGAAGAAGATGCACGCCCTTCTTCCCAGGCCCGCCAATCGCACCCACATAGGTACTCTTTACCTTGTCTGCCACACGCCACGTGAGAAGCGCGGTCGCAAACTCAGCATGCTGCTGGTTGCCACCCATCCGTAGCCCCTCGAGTGTCTCATTACTCGTGGCAGCCAACCCTTTGGGAGTCACGGCCACGAAGCGCGCACCCAAGGTGCCAAACAGATGCTTCCGAATCTGCCGGTGGCTTCCAGGGACAAGATGAGGGTCATTCACCATCCGCCGCATCTTGTCTCGAAGCTCATCACACCTTTCAGCAAGCAGGTCGCTGAGCTCGTTCTTCCGCTCCTCGTCAACTCCAATCCCCGCCCGAATCATCTCCCGGCAAACAGCGGCTAGCTTCTGGTCGTGCTCATACACCGCGCGCTCCGGCTCCAGGTCGCTCTGCATCCGTTGCCAACTCAGCATCGTCAACCGGGCATCCGCAGCGTTGTACTTGCAGAGGTCCTCCCCGCTCAACTGGTCCGGCGTGCTTCCCTTCTCGTCCTCGCTTCCCCCTTTGAATAGCCGCTTCCACGGCCTTGAGTCGGTATAACAAGAAGCTACATGGTCGAGCCGCTGCGGCAGATGGGAAGCAAATGCATGGTGGGCGAGAAGCGTATCGTGGCAGTTGGCAAACTTCATCGGAGCGACTCATAAATAAACCCCGCAAGGATCGTGCCGACAAGAGCACACGCCACAATCAGAAGCACAAATACTAGCCATCTCACCATACGACACCATGATTCTCCAAGACCAACAAGTCGAAATTCTGTCCGTTGTGAAATATGACCTCGTCTCGGCTTGCAAGAAATATAGAGACCTCTTCAGCATATTTATCATGCCAAGGCCAAATCTCCACAACACCGCCCCAAGAATCAGCGAGACCGAGACTAAGAATGTTACATTCGAGCGGCTTGATGCCGTCAGTCTCGATATCACAACTCACTTTCATGCCTAGATTCGGTATGAGAACCTCCGGCCCTCCAACACTATATTCACACTCATCTTCTAATGCCGCGACACCGCAACGCCCCCCGCGAGCATCACCTCGAATAACTCGGCCCACACGTCGAAAATCTAGCTCAGAGATGGGCTTCCAAGTGTCCGCCCTGAGCACATACGCCGGATGAATTGATGGGAGAACAATTCGGCCAGTCAGCTTCTGGCGGCCCCGCAACGTCTCGCCGGCCAAAATGTCCCGCTTGAACGCATCCTTCACAACTTTCTCTTCGATAACCGGAGCGGTCCAAATGAAACCGCGACTGGTAAGAATGTTACGTACTCCCAGGACAGAGCGCGCAGCTGATTTCCCCAATGCCACAATAGGAGCCTTCTTTGAGAGGCCCGCCAACTCGTTGAGGAGACGGGGCGCGCAACACTCCGCGGCACGTTCATTGTCTTCATCGCTTTCTCCTCTACACAAGGCGGCATTCGTGATGTGGCATTCGGTGCGCCATATCTTGGCATCTCTCCGAAGCCGCTCATCGAGAAACTTGCCACTGGCGCCGACGAACGGGGTGCCCATCTTCTCTTCCACTCGCCCGGGTCCCTCACCCACAATCACCAGGCGCAAATTCTCAGACGGCGGCGTGGGGCCCACTGCGATGCCATCTTTGGCCAACGGGCACAAGTCGCATCGCGCACCCTGCAACCGCGCATTCTGCTTCACCGTCTCATTCGATTCGGCCACGTCTTCTCCTCTCCAACACAATTAGAACAGCAGAGAGCGCGAGGCTCTTGTGCCACCCAGTGACACTGTCCGGCATCCGCTTGATGCGGTGCCGGACTTCGGCAATGAGCCAGTCATCCTCCTCGTTCGCCGCCGCCACATAAATATGACATCGGGGACAGAGCCCGGCAACCAAAATGCTGCGCGTAAAATCATTATGGCAACGACAACATTTCCCCATCATGGGGCGATGGTATCGGGATGGCCGGCTCTTGGCTCAGCAATCAGGTGCGTGTCAATCACACATCAAAGATGAAGGGTCTTATACAGACTCGCTCATAGGACGGACGTCGCGCCATGAGTTACTGATGCCCAGTGCAACTGCCAGGAATCGAACCTGGGATACCCTCTCCTCAGAGGGGGCCGTTTTCCAAAGCGTCCGGTTGCTTGGCGCCAGTATCATCGGTGCCATATGCCCTTTATTTACAGCCAGTCGGTCGAAGGGAACGACCGAGTGCAACCGGCAGGATTCGAACCTGCACGCATCAAAATGGCACTCCAATGCCCCGTGTGCTCAGTTGCATCGGCGCCAGATTTTCCCTCGGTGCCATAGGGGTGAGCCGCCTGTTGTGCAAACTCACGAGGGGCTTTGGCCCCCCTTTCTTGCGCTCCCAGTTTGTTGTCAGGGCGGGGAGCGAGACCTGCAAATCTGTTATGGTGCAGGAGGAGCGGCGGACGGCCACTCAACCCTTCAGGCAACCTGCCCGGTCCAATCCGTCTCTTTCAGGTGGCCACCCATAGCTTGGTCCACTTCATTCGTCCTCTGCATTTCCAGGTTGCGGAGCTCGACCACGTAGTACTCAGCATGACCGCTGTAGTCCGTGTCTCCGCGGCCCCGTGCTTCCCAGCGGAAGCCCTTGGGGGCTGTCATCGTCTGGGCAACTTCGTAGGCGGCGGCGAATCGGTTGTACTTGGTCATCTTCGCATCCTTCTTTCTGGTGGGTTCCTGCTCCCCACAACCAACACTATATGTTCTATTTAGAAGTTGGCAAGGACCTAAATGATTTAAATTGGGACCGCCACATCTTTCGGATATTTAGCCGCATCTGCCGCAGTTATCGCGCTGGCAGTCAGCGCATCACTGACGAGGGTGTCAATCGGCGGCTTGCTGTTGCCCTGCTGACTCGCCACTGGCGCCACGACGGCACCTCTCAGCTCCGTGTACGCCTGGTCTCCGCCCGTGGGGCCAGCGACCGGAAGTTTCGGGTCCATAGTCTGGAGAGCCGCACACCAAGGGCCCACCCGGCAGAGCCACTTGTCTGTCCCGTCGCTGATGATGACGATGTCGTTTCGAAGCGTGTGGGAGAACATCGCAATCGCTTGGAAAGACCTAATATTTGCCGCCATGTCATGCCCCTTCAGCCAGTGCTAGAAATGTAGCATCTTCAACGTCAGAGACTATCCTCCCATCTTCCACCCACACTGTCCCCATAGATTCGCCATCCTGCCGATGAATCTGAAGTGAGCTCTCCCATTGGCCACGAATCCAGTCCACTCGGAATCCAGCTTGGGGTGCAGTTTGGAGAAGATGAATCGCCAAGGTGATGAGCTGCGCGGACGAAGAGCAGCCGGCCGGTTTCATACCAGGTCCACCCGAGGCACATCGCGGCCTCGACGATGATGACCTTCCACGCGTACGCCGTGATGCCAAGGCCTGCGGCATGAAAAGCTTGGGCCAAATCGGCAAGAATAAATGTAAGCCATTTAGAAATCATCCTTATATTTATCCCATTTCTTCAACGCCATATTCACCAGACTCGTGACGATGCTACCCGCCAAAAACCCGAAGAATGTACACGCAAACTGGGCAAAAGTCATGATTCAATCTCCCAACTCCAGGACTCCAAACTACGAAGCTCCAATCAGCCCTCAAACACCGGCTCCTCTGTATTCAACTCCCACACCTTCGCTTGGTAGCCATTCTTGATGGCCGCTTTCGCCATGTCCACCATCTCGGAGCAGGTCAAGGGGAGTTCGTCGCTGCTGATGCTGCTCACCGTGCGGCCACTCTTCGGATTGATGATGGTAAGGCTGAAGGTCTTCATGGCGTCCCGTCTTTCTTTTCTGCCGGCTGCCGGCTCTCGGAGTTTCTCGCCCCGACACCCATCACTATAGTCCTCTAAATAGAATGCGCAAGGGGCCATCTAAATTATTTATTCAGCGGCCACCAACAGCTGCGAATGCCCTTTTTTTGAGCAGCTCCCACACGACCTAGACTTGCCGGCAAGGAGCACACTGGTCACCACCTTTGCGCGCCACCCGCAGTCGCACCGAGTGTACCACCTGGACGGCTTCCCAAGCCTCCCTGGAATTCGGCTCAACGCAACCCAGCAGCCGAACCTCTGCCCGGTGAGGTCCTTCCTGTTGCGGCATCCACAGCAGAAAGACTTCTTGTGCACGAGGGAGCGGGCCGGCACCGAACGCCGAGTTCCGCACTCACACTGGCAGAGCCACCAAGCCCCCAAACCCTTGCCCGGCGCAGGCTCCAAGACACGCCAGCCACCAAACACCTGCCCCACCAGGTCCGCGCGCTTCATCGGTGATTCAGTTGGCGAGCTGCGTTCTCGGTCATCATGGAGAAACGTGCTTCGAGGTACTCATCCTGGGCCTCCTCCAAAATCTGCATGCAGCGCCGAAACGCCGTCCGAGCGTCACTGAGTTTCGTCGCCGCTGCCGCCACCCGAGCACGCGCCCGTAGTGTGTGTTCACTTATCGCCATGTTGGTCCTCATTTGTTTGTCCTCTGAGCCTTCGAATCTCACACGTCAGATACCAGCGGGCCTTCTCGAGGTCCTGGATGCGCGGGTCTGGGCCTTCTTCCTGCTGCGGGAGTGCTTTGAGGCCAGACCGCCAGATGTATTTCACCGCGTTCCCCAAGCAAAAGTTCATGTGCTGGGTGATGGTGATACACTCAACACCGCTCGGATGAGCAGTATAGTGGGGCGGATGATTCACCGCGTCCGACTCTGCTTTCGGCTCTTTTTCTCGACATGAATGGCATGTAAAAATGCCGCCACCATACTCGCAGCCAAAATTTTCCGAGTCTAAATCATCTTGAGTCATATTCCATCGTCGACGACAAGAGTCGCACCAAATTATCCCAGGCCTCAAGACTCCAAGGCCCCCCTTCATTTCAGCACCCACCCCTTGTACACATAATCAGGTGGGCGGATAAATGTCTCACGGTTACTCTCATCCACCAGAAAAGCAATTACCGCCTCCACACGCCCCCGGCCCGGATTTTTCCCCGCGTCCAGCAGCTTGATAACGTCAAGCACTTCATCTCGAGTCATTTCGGAATCCTTTCAGCAAGCATCTTCTCCGCCTCCAGCGCTCGGACTCTCCAACAGTCCCGGTCTAGGAGAAGAAAAGAATACGCATCCCACACGGCCCCTTCGATCGGAGCTTGGCACTGCAAGCAAAGACCGTCCTTGAGGTGAACGAGAAAGGCGATATTGCCGCATTTCCCGCAATAGGTCGCCAACTGAGGCTTGTGACTCATTTTGAAATCCCTTCGTGGCGCGGAGAGGAATCGAACCCCTCAAGCCCCGCCCCCACTCCTGAGGGAGACCCGCGCCAAAATGCCACCATTTCTGGGGTGGCGGCCATCATGAATTGCTGGGGTTGGGCGCATCATGCCGCGGAGCTTCTTATTCCTGAGGCCCTAGGGGGCACCAGAGAGTTGGGGACTCTCTGTCCCTGCTACCCGAATGCCCGTCTCTCCGGGCTGTCACGCCTAGCTACCGTCCGGCGTCCGAACAATGGCGAGGGGCTGTCACGAAAGCAGTCCCCTGAATCGCCGAGTAGCTTAGCGGCGAGCGCGCCTCTTCGCCGGAGCTGCGCCCGCTTCCTGGTCCAACGTCGGGTCGCCAAACCCCGTGTTCAAGCTGCTCACCGAGCCACGAGGCGCCGTGAACAGAAGCTTGGTGCGCACCTCACCGGTCTGTTTGTCCGATTCGTGCTTCGTCCAAACGCATGCCTTGTT